GGCCCGCGTTCTCCCCGCGGCCCTGGAATTCGTGCCAGCGCACGGACTTCGGCCAGAGCTCGCTGACATAAGGCTAGGCAAACGCCAATCGCCTCGTTGAATGTATATTGAGACGCGGGGATCGTCGCTTTCTCGTTCATGACTCCCCCCTTATGCTGCTATTAGGAATGTCATCACGGCCGCCTCATCATCATCGTATCGGCCGACCGCGCTCGCATTCAATTTCAACAATGAATCTTTTGCCGAACCGCGCACGCCGATTGCGCCTTTGCTAATCATTGATAGATCGAGAGAAGCGGTTGCAGCGCCAGCCGCGCCATGTACTCCCGCGGCTATACTGGAAAGTTTAGCAATAGAGCCGAGACTGCGGCCAGCAATGCCGATCGTGCCGATTGCCTCGCCATCGAGGGCGGGCAGAACGCCATAGCCATAGCCGACGACGAGGAATGGTTTGCGTGGCCGTCGATATGGTGCGACACCGCCAGCGGGTACTTCGATGACCGCCGGAATGACATCAGCATCGACGACATCGCGAGCGCCTTCGAGGATACCGCCGTCGGCGGTCGGCCAAATGGCATTATCGACCGTGTAAAGCGTCGTATCGGCAGTGACAGGAGTCTCGATAGGCTCGACGATATCTGCAAATACAATATGAGCATTGACTGCGCCATAAACCGCATCGCTCGCAGGAATGAGCGACCCGCCATCAGCAGTCGGCGCAAGATTATCAACTGTCGGTGTAAGACTATCGGCAGTAATACCAGGATAAATCGGCTCGAGCAGACCGACATCAAAGACCGCCATTTAATAGATTTCCTTGACCACGATGATGCCGCTGCCACCGTTACCGCCAGCAGCACCACCTGAAGCACCACCAGCACCTCCTGTCCCGATGGTGAAGGCGTAAGTTGCGGCTGGACTGTTGATAATCGCAAAGATCGTGGCACCAGCACCACCACCGCTGCCGCCATAAGTAGCGCCACCTCCACCACCGCCACCAGCACCAGAATTGGCCGCACCGGCAATTCCAACACTAGTATTCGTCGAGCTGGAGTTTGCGCCACCTCGTGTGGTACTACCTCCTAGACCACCGTTGATATTTCCACCACTCGGCGCAACCGTGTAAGGCCCTCCACCTCCACCAACTACACTCCAAGTCGGCGTACCGCTACCAGAAACTGTTCCACCAACGCCCGGCGGTTGACCAGAAACACCTGGCCCTGCTCCACCACCGCCAGCACCAGCCGAAAACAATGGGCCAGCACCGAACGTGGTAGCAGTACCGCCACTCCCACCCAGACCAGTGCTTGAACCAGCCCCGCCGCCACCGCCGCCACCAACCAATGTCACCTCGATTTGCCGAACACCTACTGGTGTGGTGTACGTTCCACTACCACTGGTGAAGGTCTGATACGTCGGTACATTGCCGCCGCTTGCCGGGACGATGCCGATGTATTCGGTTACGATGCAGAGCCCAGCCGAGCCGTTTCCGCCTGCAGCACTGCCCGCGTTGTTATTTACGATCCCACCGCCGCCGCCACTGCCGTAAAGAGTAGCATTGCCACCAGTCTGTCCAACTCCGCCACTACTTAGTGCCGCCGCTAATCCACCGCCGCCAAATATGCTTGATCCTCCTTTCGTACTTATTCCTATTGACGCAGTTGATGAAGTCCAAGTTCCGGTATCACCTGGCGCGCCAGTAACCGTGATATCACCGGTACCTGCAATGCCACCAAGACCGCCTGCTCCCATTCCAGTAATATAACCACTGCCGCCGCTGCCACCTTTGCCGATGCAAAACGATCCAAAATTAGTATCGCCGCCTGCTGCGCCGTTGTTGCTACCCGCTGCCCCACCAGCACCTAATGCGCCTATGGTGATGGTTTGTGACGCGCCAATCTGCGCCGCCGTGAGATATTTGCGTGAGTAGCTACCAGCGCCGCCGCCACCACCAGAATAGACATAGTTGACAGATCCTGGTGTGCCTCCACCTCCGCCGCCGCCACCCACGCACTCCACCACTGCCGAAATTAAATTTGGATTTGGGGTGTACGTTCCAGATGCCGTGAACGTCTTGACGCTAACTGCGGTGGCAAGCGCAGCGGGCGCAGCAAACGTGCCATCCGCACGCAAGAACGTCGTTGTTCCACCGCCGCTCGAGGGCACGAGTCCGTTGAGCGTGCTCGTGAACGTGTTGAGCATCGCGGTAGCTTGCGTCGCCGTCAAATCCTCGGGATTGCCCGCACCAGCCGTAGTCCGGCCTTTGAAAGTCGGTGCGGTCATATTGGCAAGTTTGCCATTGCTCACCGCACCATTGGCGATCGTTGTTGTGATTGCTGCCGTGCCGGAGCCGGTAACATCGCCCGATAATGTGATCGTGCCGCCGCCGCCGCCACCGCTATTGGCCGTGAAAGTGAATAGGATCTCGCGATTATCACTTGGCGCAGTTGCGCCATTGCCTTCTAGCGCGACATTGATTTGAAACCATGTGCTATTATCTACTGGTGTTGATGTAAGACGGTATCGGCACCAGCTATTTGCATTGCCCGGATCTTGGCATTGAATCAAATCGCCGATGAGTTGTGTGCGGATTACTTCGGATCGATCAATCCCATTAATCGTATTTTGATGAATTGCTAATTGCGTTGCAGTACTGAAATTGCCGGTATTGGTGCGAAAGCGGCCCGTCGCCGGACTTGTGCTTGTATCGGTACTCGTTTGATTGAAATTCCATAATCCTTCCGTTGCCGAACCGGCGCCCTTTTCATAAAGTTCGGTGAAATTTTGATTGCATTTATCAAATGATATTCGCAATTGATCGCCGGTGCCATCATTTGGTGAAGCGCCGATATTGATGATCTGTTGCGACATCAGGGCATCATCAACTGGAATGAGGATAACCGTACTGGGCCACCGCGATAAACTTTTGTCGTGTTGAGTTTGATCACTGCGTCGCTGTTTTCATCGCCGACATCGCAGGAAAACACTTCCGAACCATCGGCCCCGACGATCCGCGCCGATGTGACATTGCCTTGCGCTAGAGCAGCATCTTCCTCGAGAATTTCATTGAATTCCATCACGCCATCGATTGCAGGCATAACGGCTGGGGAAGACAATTTCAGCATGGCGAGCACTCGCCCATTGTCCGCCATCAATTCGATGTTGCCGCCATCCATCAAGCCGCCAAGCACGTCGAGCATGGCGTCGGCCGCGATCGGCGACAGTTCGATCATGATTGCTGCTCGTCATAGATCGGAATGAAATTCCCGGCCTCGTCGCGCTCGACGCGAATGAGGCGCGCGCCTCCGCGCGCCTGTTCGATCGACGGCGACTCGTTGAGCAAGCGCACGGCGCTCGCGATTTGCTCCGCGAGCTCGGGTGGCACGATTGTTGATTTGCAGATGGCCTGGTCGACACATTCGCGCACGAATGGCGCCATGCCTTTGGCCAGGGCGGCAATTTCATCATCGCTCATCATGCAGCTCTCAATGCTTCGGTGAATTTCTGCGCCAGATCCTTTTGCGGTACCGGCGGTTTTTGCTGATCAGCCGGAGCCGTATCTGCCGGCGGCGCGGGCGATTTGGGCGACGTCGCCGGTGCGAACGGATCGGCCTGCGCGTCACGCTTGGCTAATGCTTCGAGGCTATAATTCTGCTGTTGCAGATATGGCGACTGGCCACCCGTAACCGGCTTCAAGTCGAATTTGCTGCGACCCTCATTTGGCGCCATTACGCCAGCGCCGACCGCATCCTTGATTGTGGTGACCAGCGTCGCAGTATCCATACGCAAGAGATTGTCAGTATCAAATTGCGTTCCGAGCCCATATGCGTCGCCGATGCCGAGCGCATAATCGAGCAATTCCTCAAGTTCCTCGATGTGCGATTGCAAGGCCTGCGCGTAATATTCGCAATTGAGCGCTTGGATATTGATGTGTGACGGTAATGGCTCAACCGCAACTTTGTAGGGCGGTACGTGATAGACGCTGCAGACGACTTGCGCCGACCATTTCAGATTCTCGAGCAATTGCACTTCGACGTTCGAAAACGGCAGTTTTTGATAGGTCATGCCGCCACTCAGAACGGCGACACGACCTAAGTTCACGCGCGAGAACCGTTGTTCCCATTCCTCTTTGATGCGTTGTTCCTCAACTTGGCTTATTTCGTTCGGCGCGGTGAGGATGCCGCCAGGCGTCGAGCTGTTTTGGAACAGAAGATTGGATGCTTTTTGCGCATTGAGGCCGAGCATGGAAGCCAGGCCACTGGCGAAGATCGGCGGTGTGCCGACTAGCGGATGGAATAGGCAATTGCAGCGATCGTGAATGATTTCACGCGCCGGCACCGTAATCTCGGTTATGCCGGCGAGATAGTCCGTCATCAATCGATAAAAAACGCTGCCATCCTCG